AAAAGCAAAAGCAAGGCAGTTAGGTTTAGTTGGCGGTATTGACCAACCAGCAGGATTGCGTACAGGCCAATTTCAAACATACAATATTGAATCGTTGTCAAAAATGAATTTGCCTACTACTGAAGCAAACATTAAAAACAATGACCTTCTTAAAAACTATTGGGATGCTCAAAATGCCTATGGTAGCGCAATGGAAGGACTTTATGGTGGAGCAATGAGAACTGCTCTTAAATCTGAGCCTTCTGCTGTTGGAGAATATTTATTTGATATAAATAGACCTGAAAGAATACAAGATGTTGCTAAAGCAGTTAGAGAAATGCAAAAGTATTTGCCTGCTAATCAAAGCAAAGGTCTTATCCAAGAATTGCAATATGGTTACATAAATAAAATGTTTGGTTCTCCTGAAGGTGTAACAAACTTTACTAAAAAAATGGAAGACAAAACATTTAAAGAAGGATTTGATTATTTATTTAGGGATGCAACTACTAAAAAACAATTGACTGATATTGCAAATGCCGCCAAATATGGTCTTGAAGAAGAAGGTGGAACTACTGCTTTAAGAACAAGATTGGTGTCTGCTGGAGCAACCACAGCAACGGCAGTAGGTGCATATTTAACATTGCCTAATTCTGTTCAAAGTCAAATTAATTTACCTGAAAGTATTGCCACAATTGGTGCTTTATATTTAACTCCAAAGTTTATTAGTAAAGCATTGACAAACAAAGATGCAATGGATGCTTTGGCTATGATTTCAAAAGGTCAAAAAAATCCAAAATACATGGGCGCAGTTTCAGGGAAAATTGCAGATATGCTTAACAAGTCAGGCATTATTGACAATGAATATTTAAATGAAGTTAACCAATTTACTACTGGAAAATCACAAGCCTATCAACCATCATCTCAGCCTTCAGTTGCCCCTATCAATTGGGATACAGCACCTCAAGCACAACCTGTACAGTAGGAGTGACCTATTGACCCGCTTACCATCCTTGCAATGGCGAATGGCTGTGTGGCGGCTATTCGAAAAGGTTGTGAACTTTATAAGCAAGTCAAAGGTACTGTTGCCGATGCTCAAAAGACATTTAACGAAGTTAAGACCATCACTAAAGAAGTGGGTGGATTCTTTGGAATGTTCAAGAAAAAGGTTGAAATCCAAGTTGAAGTCCCTGTTGAGCAACCAAAGGGAAAGAAGCATCAGCCTGTTATTGATGAAAATACAGTTTATGCAGAGTTGGCAACAAATCTGTCTAAGTTGTTCCGCCTTCAAGAACAATTGTCTAAGTACATTAGAAACGAAGAAGAAAAGTCTAAAACAGTCTATGACCCTGACCAAAACCTTATGGAGTCAGCACTTCAAAGGGTCTTGGTTCAAGAGCAGATGGACAAGTTGGCAGAGCAAGTTCAATGGGAGATGATTTACAACAGTCCTCCTGAACTGGGAGCATTGTTTAGCAAATGTCACCACATGAAGGTGCAGATTACCCATGAGCAAGACCATGCTAGGGCAAAGATTGAGAAGAAAAGACGGGAGGCCAAACGCAAGCAAGACGAGATGACATCAAAGATTCAAGATAACTTGATATATTTTGTTGCTGTTTTCTTTGTATTTTCAGCTTTGGCGTTTACTTGGTGGGTTATCGTGTTAGACAGAAAGGTTCGATATGGGTGGTAAGAATGAATTTAGTAATAATTATCATCTGTGCGTTTGTTTTTGTAATCATATTGCCGTTGATTACGAGTGTGTATTTGGATGTTAAACAGACTCAAAAAGAGGTTCAGGCAGAGATGAAAAAGGTTGAAGTTCTGAGACGTAAAGTTGATAGAAAGGTTGAGAAAGATGAGTAAATATCTGTTGATTTTGTTATTGCTAGTGGCCTGCGAAGACACATAATGTCAGCATTTGAGTTAAAATTCGAGACACCAAACGGCTGTAACCGATTGGCATCTCTAACCAATATGATGAAAGGACATCAAATGGCTGAAAAAATTTTAACACGGGATAGATTGTGTGAGTTGCTAGATATTGATACTGAAAAAGGAATTTTTATTTGGAAACACACAATGGGCGGTAAGGCTAAAAAAGGTCAACAGGCTGGTAATATTAATTTACAAGGTTATTTAATAACTGGAATTGACCAAAAAGATTACTTAGGTCATAGATTAATGTGGCTTTATGTTTACGGAGCATTACCTTTATTACAAATAGACCATATAAATCGAATAAGACACGATAATCGACCTGTTAATTTGAGATTGGCAACTCAAAAACAAAATAGTGAAAATATGTATAGGTTAAAAAACAATACATCAGGTTATCGTGGCGTTAGATGTGAAAATAGATTAAAAGAAAAACCTTGGTCTGCAACTATTACACATAATTATCAAACTAAACATTTGGGTTATTATTCAACAGCAGAAGAAGCGGTTGAGGCTAGAAAAAAGGCTGAAGATTTATATTTCACACACCATGTATAACTATGAATAAACTCAAACTTACTCTAATTTTTGCATCATTTGTAATTTCAGGATGTCACGATTCTTACAGATATACTTGCCAAAACCCTGACAATTTCAATCTTGCAGAGTGTCAGAAACCCAAATGTTTATTCACTCAAACTTGTCCTGAATACCTTGTAGCACCTATTGCTTTGGAGAAGAAAATTGAACCTGAACAACCAAAACCGCTTGTCAAATGAAGACATAGAAACCCGTATATGGGCTTTTGTGGTCATCATGGTTACTCTCATTCTTGCAGGGATTGTGTTTGCACTCCTGTATAGCGTTACTTTTGTAGTTCAGCCTATCAAGAGCATGGCTCCGATAGACCAAGCCTATACTAAGATGCTCAACGACATTGTGTTATTGATTGTTGGCGGCATCGGTGGAGTCATTGGTAAAAAGGGCGTAGGAGCAGTTGTTCAATCATTGGCTACTCCTAGTACCCCTACACCTCCTGTCGTTCATCTTAGCCCTGTTTCTGCCCCTTCTGTGGCTACTGGTGCATTGCCAGTATGGGTCAATCCTCCTTTGGATGAATCTTGGACACCTCCACCACCTCCTACAACGCCTCCAAGCCTTGAGGCTGACCATGAACGTGAGTTGTTGGCTGAAGCAAGAGAGAGTGTCAAATGATTGCGTTACCTAATCCTTGGTTTATTTTGGGGGCAATTTCTGTTGCCACTTCTGCTTACTTTTGGGGTCATCACAAGGGATGGGATGCCCGTGACCAAGAAATGCAAGCACAGATTGCCAAGTTGAATGAGGAATCTAGGACAAAAGAGCAAGAACTGAGTAAGTCGGTTAACGAGAAAAGTTATGCACTAAGGAAAGCAAATGATGAGATTACTAAAAAGCAGTCTGATATTTCTAAACTTGTTGATGCTGGTAGCCTGCGCCTCCCGACCCCAAGTTGCGTATCAACCCCCACAGATGCCACCCCTACCCCCCGAAATAGGGAAGAAGCAAGACCCGACCCTTACGGAGAGACTATTAAAGCTATTGTCGCCCTCGCCATCGAAGGAGACAGGAACACCACCCAACTCAACGCCTGTATCGACACCTACGAGCAAGTAAGAGGAGTAATCAATGTCAATAAACGCTGAACAATTAAAGAGACTTCACATAGACGCTAAGTGGGTTGACCCATTGAACGAGACATTCGAGCGTTTTGGTATATCTTCTGTTAATCAACAAGCCTGTTTTATTGCTCAATGTGGGCATGAGAGTGGTAGTTTTAGATTACTTGAAGAAAACTTGAACTACAAGGCAGTTACTTTGACTAAGTTATGGCCTAAAAGATTTCCCACGATTGAGTTTGCTAACCAGTTTGCTGGTAATGCAAAGGCTATTGCCAACAAGGTTTACTCTAGTCGCATGGGAAACAGGGATGAAGCATCAGGAGACGGCTATCGTTTCAGAGGCAGAGGTTGTATTCAACTTACTGGACACGATAATTACTACCATGCAGGAAAAGCATTAGGGGTTGATTTTGTTATGCAACCTGATTGGGTTTCTACTCCTAAATATGCGGCACTAACTGCTGGATGGTTTTGGAGCACCCACAAATGTAATTTACCTGCGGATGCCCTAGACCATGTTAAGTTAACTAAGATTATTAATGGTGGAACAATTGGTATTGATGACAGAATCAAACACACTAACGAAGCATTGACAGTTTTAACATAAATAACCCTGTCATATTGCTATGACTAAATATCAATATGCCTAAAAATCATTCTGATGACGAATTTATTGCAATTTGGGGAATTCACAAATCACCCGCTAAAGTTGCTAAAGCATTAGACGTGGATATACGTCAGATTTACAGAAGACGTAAATCAATAGAAATTAAACACAAAATTAAACTTGAAACTGAACTTGAAGATATTACAAAAAATGTCATTCAATACGTTTCTACTGCTCATACACATAATGCTAGGAAAAATCTTGGTATCTTAAATGGTACTGTTATTGTCTTTTCTGACGCTCACTTTTGGCCTAATGAGAGAACAACTGCTTACAAGGGATTGCTTTGGGCTATTGAGAATTTACAACCCAATGCTGTTATCAACAATGGGGATGCCTTTGATGGTGCTTCAATTAGCAGGTATCCAAGGATAGGATGGGACTCTAAGCCTACTGTACGAGAGGAATTAAGAGCCTGTGAGACTGCTTTAGGTGAGATTGAGGAGTATGCCAAGATTGCTAGGCATAACGTCAAACTGGTGTGGCCTTTGGGAAACCACGATTCTAGGTTTGAAAATATGTTGGCTCAACACGCAGGACAATTTGAAGGTGTCCAAGGATTTAGCCTGAAAGACCATTTCCCTGCATGGATTCCATGTTGGTCATGTTGGGTAAATGAGACTGTTGTTGTTAAACATCGGTGGAAAGGTGGAGTTCATGCTACCCATAACAATACTGTTAATTCAGGCACTTCATTTGTAACTGGTCATTTACACAGCTTAAAAGTTACCCCATTTACGGATTACAACGGCACAAGATACGGAGTGGATACGGGTACTTTGGCGGATATTGATGGCAAACAATTCGTAGATTATTTGGAAGATTCACCCGTCAACTGGCGTTCAGGTTTTGTTATTTTGACTATAAAAGACGGAAAATTAATAATTCCCGAATTGGTGCAAAAGTGGTCGGAAAATAATATTGAATTTAGAGGCGAAGTAATAAATGTTAAGGCATATTAAAAAAGGGGGTTATTAGCCCCCTTTAGATTAGTCTTCTTCGCACTCGTCTTCTTCTTCGTCATCCTCGAATTCTACCCATTCTTCATTGAGTTCATCATAGATGTACCATACTTCGTCTTCGTCATCAAACCACCAAGCATAACCTTCTTCGTCATACTCAACGTCTGACCAATCGTCTTCATCGTCAAACTCGTCTTGTTCAAAGTCTTCGTCTTGGTCATCAAAGTCAAATAACTCATCTTCTTCCTCTTGCATTGTTTCTACAAATTCTTGAATTTCTGCAAGTTTGTAAAACTGGTTGCTTGATGCAGTTAATGTTAAACCAAAAAAGTCAATCTCAATTGTGTAATCCATATTGTTCCCCTGTTTATAAAGCCTAAATCCCTTGTAGCAATGCGCCACAAATGAATCCTAGACCTACTTGATGATACAAATATGGCATTTTTGGGCAAGACAGAACTAAGTTCTCAGTCCTGAATTGCCAATAAAGACACAACAAAAAGTAGTATAACAAGCATACCAATAGCACAACCTATGCCAAGGACTGTCACTAACATGACAACATTACTCATGGTTAACTCCTTTAAAAAGACTTGTCCTATTAATATGAAGAAATCCACTCTCTTTCGCTTTTACCTGACTTAGACCTTACAAGTCTCCCAGTCTGAACAATTAGACCTTGTTTCTCAAGTTCGTTTAAACGCCTTGAGACCTGACTTTTATCTAACCCAGTATGTTCGGCTATCCCATCCTTTCCAAGTGCTCCAAAGGTCTGTAAACACTCCAAAATCTGCGTTTGATGGTGCTTGGAAAAGTCTTTGACTGACTGTGCCGCTTCATGTGAGGTTTGTGGGTCGTTTTTACGAGCCAATTTAAAAGGTGGTGAGTTTAAGAATTTCTCAACTGCACCGCCAAACCATGTTTTATCCAAAGAACTCATTATTAACTCCTGTTTGTTAAATGGGTGGGGCTACTCGCTACGTCTATTCAGCATCCGCTTTCACCCCGTTATATCAAAATGGGATTGAATCGTCTGATTCTTGTTTAGGGTAACTCTTGGCTTTGTAATCCTCATCCTTTGGAGAGACTGCCAAACCCATGAATTTGCCTGTTTTACCCTCTTTTATCCATGCTGACAACCAATATTCTTGATTACCAACTCGGATATTGCCTTTGTAATCAGGTTGATTGCCTGTTTCTTTCTTGTCATTCTTAAACAAAACGCCTGAATTGTCCCGTTTTTCTTCCATCATTTATTCCTTTAATTTCATCAATTTATCAACTTTTATGCTAACTTCATCTAAGAATTTAGTCACCTCTTTCTCCAGTTCATCAATGTAAGAATTGTCCCTTGGGATTCTCTTGATAAACAACTGAAGTCCATTAGGCATACGATTGTCATAACTCACGAAATAACAAAACTGTCTACCTGTACAAGCCATTTGCCATTGCATTTGGTCTATGTAATCCTTTGAAATATTGCCATCAACCAATGTTTCAATGTGCGTATGCGTCATTGGACACTTGATTTCGATTAAAGAATCATCACCTACAAGGCCATCAGGACTGGCAGAAGACATTGCAATAGTTGGATGGTCAATAGAACCTACCTCATCAACCAAAACCCCTACCTTTGCCTCAAAAGCCGCCCTTGCCAAAGGCTCAGTCTCGATTCCATACAACATTGCTGAGTTTTGATAGGATTCTGCCACTTGACCTGTGATTCTTTCAACCACCAATTGAGCCATGTATTTAGCCCTTGATGTTGAATAACCTGTCTTTGTTTTGGCAACAATGTCAGAGATACGGGAAGCAGTTGCTTTACCACATCTACTCTGCATCCATTCAGGAGTGCCTTGTTGAATATCGCTCATTTCAAGCCACCCTTCTTAGCATCTTTAGCCGCAATAATCTTCTTCTGAGCAGAAATATCCCCACCAGTAGCCTTAATAGCGTCTGTGTGAGCCTTTTTTAACTCGTCAAGGGTAGTGCAAGCATCAATAGCCGCCAAGTGGTCTGCGAGTTCCTGTGCATCCATTGTTGGCTGAGAACCAGTTGTGGCATCCAAGGCGTCATGCTCAACAATATGAAGCACCGACACCCACAAATAGCGTGTTAGATAGGTCTGAACCGCACCCAAATTCTGCACTTCATGGCAACCTTTTAGGGCGGCTGAAGACATGGGGCTAGTGAAGACAATAATTTCTTCAGGCTTATCAACATTAACAACAATCAGTTCTGCTTGTTCTTTGTTAAATCTAACAATAGAAGTAAGACCAACCTCGTTAAATATCTCTATTGCTGGAACAACAAAATCTGCCAACTCAAAATAGTTGTATCCTGCAAACTTATTGTGACCTGATTTCTTGAGGGATTTTTTGTGAAACTTGGCTCGTGCATCATTTAATTTTTGATATACATTCATTTTTGACTCCTTTTATTTTCTGACACCCGTTGCTGTTCTTGTACTATCCACATTGCTAACAAAGTTAAATCAAAGTGTAAACTAGCGATTTCGCTACTAAACCCTTCGTACTTTCCTTCCAAGCATCGGTCGGACAACATTTTCGTTTTTGATTCTATTTGTATCAGAATCGTTGAATAATCCATTAGCATCATTAACTCCTGTCTTTGTTGAAAACTTTTGAAATGTTTTAGCCACATTAGTTTGGGCTGAATTTGTGTAGATAAACTCTTTATCAGTAATGCTGATACTGGGTTTAACAACACGCTGAACCTTTAACTTCACCCCTTTCTTTGATTTGTTGCTGAACGATTTTAAACTGGGTTGATACGGCAAAATCTCGTAGTTGTAGTCTATGGTTTTGCTCCACCACATCACAAAATCCTGTCCCATTTTCCTGAGTGCCATTTTGATTGAAATAGTCATTAGAATTTTCCAGTTCATTAAGAAAATAGTCTTTGAGTTTCATACAACCGCCTTTTTTTGACGTATAGAATCCTCAAAACGCTCAAGGCGAACTAACCTATATTCATCTAATTCCTCTGAACTGTCAACCCATTTTGTAGTTATTTTTCCATCAACACGCAACTCTGCTATACGTTTGGCATAGGTGTTTAAACGCTGTGTAATAATGTCTGCCATGCTTGTGAAGTCATTGGCTTGATAGGCTTCTACCATTGCCTTTGAGTCCCGCAGTTGGTCGCACATTTCGTTGGCTGTCAACTCTTGTTTAACTGCATACATCTCGTCTTGAATCTTTAAGTTTTTCATCATTTACTCCTGTTAAAAATGTATCTTCTCAGATTTATTGATTAAGGGAATCGGTGTTTACCCTATGTGCCATGTTTTTAATAAAGACTGCTAATGATGCTGTTGTGTCACCACCATTTTTCATCTTTGCAACCTCATTGGCACAGTTAATCAAGGCTGAAGTCCAACCCTGTAAAAAGATGTGCCATGCCGCATCTTCTGTAAACTCATATTCACCAAATATTCTGATAAATTCTGATTGTGCTTTATTCATACACTTTCCTCCACATATTTTTCCAATCTTCTAATATCTTTCATTGTCAAATAATCTTCAATGTCTACCAATTCGTCATCAACTAAGATGAATGTAAAAACATCAACTCGAAACTCAACACCATTCTCAGGGTCTGATTCCTGAACTTCAAATGTCATCACCACCTTGTCAACATTGGGATACTTCTCGTTAAACTCCACGTTTTCGCAAAGGTTTGGCAACATTGCAATTTCATACTCAAAGTCATAGTAGTTGGGACTCATTTTCAACACCTTTTAAGAAACGGAACATACCGCAATAAGGACTTTGCCATAAAATCTCAAATTGTTTTACAGGGTTTTCCCTAGTTGACTTAAAATAAATCCAAGGCATATTTACATCTTTCACAATCTGCGATAAACTGTTTGGAAACTGGCTACCTTTAGCGGGGGAAAAGTCGATTCATCACCGACCTGCCTATGTTTCCTTCGTGATGACAACCAATGATGTAAGGTTAGTATGCACTACTATAATTTTCATATAGGCGATTACAAAAGCCACACCCACCACCTTTCTTTAATGGAAGATTTGGCTTACAGGAGATTGTTAGATTTCTACTATCTTCATGAATCACCGATAAAACAACGAGATATTGCTAGACAAATAGGCATGAAAGACCTTGAACAAGAGGTTTTAACAATATTGGATGAGTTTTTTATTTCTACAGAAAATGGATACATTCATACTAGAGCAGATGATGAAATTAGTAAATATCGTAAATTTACTGAGGATGGAAAGAAAGGTGCGGCTATAAGGTGGGCAAAGGGAGGCTATAGCCCCCCTAATGCTACCCCAATAGCAACCAATAACCATAAACCAATAACCAATAACCATATAGATACACCTATCGGTGTTTCTGATTCTGTTTTTCAGGAATTCAAATCTTTAAGAAAAGCCAAGAAAGCCCCTATAACTGAGCGAGCCATTGATGGAATTAGGACTGAGGCTGAAAAGGCAGGCTGGACTTTAGAGCAGGCAATGACAGAATGTTTGGTTCGTGGTTGGACAGGGTTTAAGGCTGATTGGGTTGTCAAGCCTAATATTTCCGACAAGGTGCATCAGACTGTGCCAAGCACATTTGAACGTGACCCTACCTTGGTTGCATTGGATGAGAGTATTAAAAATGCAAAGACTAATCCTGAGATGATTGCCATGATTCGTGAAAAACTTAAAGGCAAAACAATATGATTCCACTTCAAACTATTGATGGCAAAGTGTACATAGAGTCTAATTTTGTTGCGAAAGCGTTTAAACAGGCTCTAAACAGGGAAAGAATAGAATGTGTTAAGTTAGTAGATGCTTACTCAGGAGACAGCGCAAAGACTATTTTTGAGATTATGAAAAGAAAAGAATTGGAGTGGGAAGATGAATTATGAAGACGCAAAACGAATTCTTGACAAACACAAAGAAGGAAGCCACGACTACTCTATGCTCACAATCAATCGAGCCTTATATCTCACAGGAGACATCGTATCGGACTCAGTTAGATTGGCTTGTGAAGTTGGCAAATACGAAAGGTTGGAAAGAGTACACATGGAACAGAACGAAGGAACTGAACGAGATTCAGTTATTCAATGGAATCAAAGACGATTTGGTAAAGATAATGAGGTCACAGAATGACAAGACCAAAGAGTGAAATAACGAATGTTCAATGTACAGTTTGCATTAGGCTGACACCACCACTCAGAGACGAATATAGACGATTGGGTAATGCAAACTGGTTGCGTAAACTACTGGCTCAAAGCATTGAGCAAGAGCGTTTAAACAAGGTTAAACAATGACTATTTGGATTGGCATAGACCCTGCCGCAGTAACTGGTGCATTAGGGGCAATTGACTCAAAAGGTGGGTATATCGACTCGTTTATGATTGAACACAAGGACAAGCACATATTAGCCCTTGCGTTTAAATCTCGCATATTGGGAGTTATTCCACCTGATGAGGATGCCCAAATATGCTGTGAATCAGTCCATGCAATGCCCAAGCAAGGGGTTTCTAGTACATGGGTTTTCGCACGTGCAGTAGGTGTCATATCGGCTGTTTGTGAGTTAACAAGATACCCGTTTCACTTGGTGACACCTCAGAAGTGGAAGGGATACTACGGGCTAACGGCTGATAAAAATGAATCATTAGACATGGCAAGGATGTATTGGCCTGAAGCCAAATTGAAGCTAAAAAAGGATTCACACAGGGCAGAATCGTTACTTATTGCAAACTGGTTAAGGCATCAAATAAATGGCAAAGATTGAGCAAAAACAGAGGATTTTTTATCTTACTGATGCAGAGGTTGAAATATTTAAAAGGGTCGGTGATGGCAACATGAGCGAAGGCGTAAGGGTATCGGCAAGATGGGCAACCCACTTTTTTAATATTGGATTGACAACTGATATTGACTTGAATTATGTTGGGCTGATAACCATAGCAGACAATGAACATGAATAATATGCCACTAGAATCGATTTTAAGGCACTTTAGAGACGTTTTTTTTGGGTTTACTTGATACCCTACATTGAAATAAAATAATCGCTTAAAAGTGGTTTAATTTTAGGCAATAAAAAACCCACCGAAGTGGGTTGTAAGTAAGTGTTTACTAATTTAATTAAATGATCGCATTCTGACAAAATAAGGCGCATAAAAACTGCGGTCTTCATTTCGACCCCTGCCGCTCATGTCGATCACTGACAAAACGACTTGACTAAAGCAATATTTTTGCGCTGTTTCTTTTTTTATATGACCAGCAAATACTCGCATTTTTGAGCCGTTTGGGGTATTTGAAAAACAATATGATTTTTTGATATAACTCATTTTGAAACCTTTCGAAGGATGATTTTTAAGAGTAGGGCAATGGCGGCATAAAGCATGTTTAAACACTTTCAATGTTGGCGATAAACAATGGAATCATCGGTTTCACCGATTAAAACCCCCTCATCTGCCAAATAGTCCAGAACCTTTGACTTATGGTCTTGTGACTCATCGTCAAGGGTTTTATCGTGAAGCAAATAATCGTTGGCTATTTCTTGCCATGTGGCCTCTGCGAACTCGCAACAAATAGCGATAACATCTAACTCGAATTCCTCGCCATCTTGTTCACAATCTTCAAAGTAATCAAATAAGACGGCTAAACCCTCATAAGTAAAATTATCGGGTCTTAATTGTGAAAATGCGGTTCTAAAATCGTGAATTGATACAGTTGTTTTCATGTTTACACCTATAAGAAAATTAAACTATGCTAAACATAGCCCCTGCGAATTGCAGGCCATAAACCCCTCTTTTGAAGGGTTTACAGTCTGAAATTAAGCCTCTACTGGTTGATTTTCTACTGGTTTTACAGTAGGTCTATTGCACCATGCAGGGATATTAGGGTTTATACAGTTGTCACGCATGGGCATGATGATTCCAATAAATAAATCGGTGCAGTCCAAGGCAACTAACCCGCTATCGTTGCCTCTTTGTTTAAAAGATACTGCTACACCATTTGGATTTTTATTGCCCGATAAATCCGCCGCACAATCGTGAAATGCCATAACATAATTAGGATTGTATGTGCTTGGTGCAATTTGGGAATCATCTAGGTTTTTTGGCATTACTTGGTCGCATTTGGGGAAATTACCCTCTAACACCCCAAATGTATAAGTAGTGCTATCCATGCCAATAACTGTAATTTTTGCCCCGTCTACTGTAAAGAATAGGGTTTCCTCACCTTTTTTACCCGTTGCCGCTAATGTCTTAATTGCATCATTAGGGATAATGACACTACATTGTGTCTCGCATGGTGTTTCATCTATCAATAATCGGCCTAATATATGACCATTTGTAGCCTCTAAGTAAGTACCCCGATTATTTTGCACTACATGGATACCCTGCAAATAATAACGTATATCTTTAATTGCAGAAAATCTAGATAATGCTTTTAATTGTTTGCGTTGAATTGTGAATTTCATTTTTTACACCTTTTAAACCCTGCAAAAGTACAGGCCAAAGGGTACGTTATACCCTTCAGTCTAAACTCTTTCAGTTGTAAATAGTTAAAATGATGCCAAGTGCAAGCGAAGCCAGCAGGCAAGCCAAAAGAGTGATTTTATCGGTTTTATCCATGATGTTTAAACGCCTATTTAGTTGATTGATTGATACTGATTATTGTTAACCAGTACAGATAATATAACGTCACTACTATTTAAAAGATACTAGGATAAACCCTATGTTTTCCCATTATTTATACTATGATAAACCCTAGTAGATTAAAGTATTAAGTAATTGATTAAATAATTTATATATCTAAAAGTAATAAGGACTATAGATAAGGGTGCATCAATCATATATAGACTCAAATGCGAATGATTCTCATTTGCAATAACCTACTGTTGCATAAATACAACTGTATATTCTTACAGTAGTAGTAACCCTATGAGTGTTAACCCTGTCAGGGTAAACCCTATGAGGGTAAACCATTAAGGGTTTGTATGGGGGGAGGGGGTGGTCAAGGCGTGAAATATTTGTGGGAGCCTCCTACCCACACGAGAAGGTAAAATTAGACTTTTACCCAAACAAGCCAATCCTGATTTAGAAAAGAAGATGAAACTGGTGTTTCAGACAGATGTAAGACATTACCCGTATGTGGGTGTATCTCAAAAAAGAGATGAGCCTCTTGTTTATCCCCTAAGATTAGGGTAACTCGTTAGAGTTCTAAGTTACTATTAGTTTGTCAGACTAAGAGTTCAGACTACTTTGCCCCGTTTGTTTGTTAACTACTAGAGACTCGTCTGATTCACTACGTTTATCCCAATTGGTCGGCTCTACCGCATGGAGGGGTGGGTGATGCCCCCAGTTGTTTAATATTATAGGGGTTTACCATTATTGTCAAACAATGTATATTACGTCTACTTCCCTATTGGATAAAAGTATGAACGCCTACGATGCACTCCCTGAAAAAATAAAGAAAAAAAGTGGTAGACCAAAGGGTTCTGTTGACTTCAATAAGATGACGATGAGTAAACTGGCAAACCATCCTATCGTCTCTTTACCCAAGACTGAGATACAAAGAGTCAGAGAACTGAAAGACCTTTTGTTAAATAGCGCAGGTAGTGGAGTGGTTCAAAAGGCAGTTGACATTGCCTTGAATGACGAACACCCCTCTCAGATGGCGGCAATCAAACTCTGTATGGATAGGATGCTTCCCGTTTCACTATTTGAAAAAGAAGGTAAACAGAGAAATGCCGTGACTATTAATATTACTGGGATAGGTGGCTCACCCATTGAGCCTGTCATTGTTGATGAAGTAGAAGATGTAGAGGATAAGAATGTCTGATTTAAACTTCTCACTCCTTCCTTGGCAACAAGAAGTCTTTGCTGATAACACAAGGTTTAAAGTGGTTGCCGCAGGGCGTAGATGCGGTAAATCAAGGTTAGCGGCTACTGCACTCATCATTGAGGCACTTAAATGCCCTGCTGGTTCTGCCGTTCTCTATGTTGCTCCTACCAATGGTCAGGCTCGACAGATTATTTGGGATGTATTGCTCGACATTGGGCGAGATGTGATTCAGTCTAGCCATATCAATAACATGGATATAACGACAATCAATGGGGCTAAAATCTATGTCAGGGGTGCTGATAGACCCGATACCCTTCGTGGTGTGTCCCTAACCTATGCGGTTTTGGATGAGGTAGCAGACATTAAACCTGAAGCATGGGAACAGGTAATTCGTGCTTCATTGTCCGACAAAAAAGGTCGGGCATTATTTATTGGGACTCCAAAAGGGAGAAACTGGTTTTATGACCTGTTTAAATTGGGTCAGACAGAAGAAGATGATGATTGGAAAAGTTGGCACTTTACAACAAAGGATAATCCCCTGATTGACCCAACTGAGATAGATGGGGCAAAGAAAACCTTGAGTTCCTTTGCGTTTAAGCAAGAGTATATGGCTTCCTTTGATAACGCAGGGAGCAACATCTTTAAAGAAGAATGGATTAAATATGGCGAAGAACCTGAACACGGCAGTTACTTTATTGCAATCGACTTGGCTGGCTTTGAAGAAGTGGCTAAACAAGCGGCTAACTCGAAGAAAAGACTAGATGAGTCTGCCATTGCTGTGGTTAAGGTCACAGAGGATGGCAAATGGTTTATCAAAGAGATTGTGCATGGGCGGTGGGATATTCGGGAGACTGCCGCCAAGATACTGATGAAGATGCGAGATTACCGCCCAATTAGTATAGGAATTGAGCGTGGAGCGTTAAAAAACGCAGTTTTACCATATTTATCTGACCTAATGCGTAAAAATAATGTATATTCGCATATAGTTGACTTGACTCATGGCAATAGGAAGAAGGCTGACCGAATCATTTGGTCACTTCAAGGGCGGTTTGAACACGGGCGTATTGTGTTGAATAAAGAAGAAGACTTTGATGACTTCAAAGACCAACTTCTAATGTTCCCCTCACAAGGCGTACACGATGATTTGCCCGATGCCCTGTCCTACATAGACCAGTTAGCCGTCACTTCTTACTACGAAGGTGAAGAAGATGAAGATTGGCAACCAATGGACATAATTAGTGGGGTTTAAATGGCTACCAAAAAAGAACCGAAACTAGAACAAAACGAGTTTTACGAACCAACTGATGCTGACAAAGACTTAGTTCAGTTTGTTGTTGACCATTGCGACAGATGGCGTGAATATCGTGACTCTAACTACCTACCCGATTGGGAGGAATATGAGCGTATCTTTCGTGGTCAATGGGCTGAAGAAGACAAATCTAGGGAGTCTGAGCGTTCACGCATCGTAACCCCTGCCACACAACAGGCAGTTGAGACTCGTCATGCTGAAATTATGGAAGCCATCTTTGGACAAGGTGACTTCTTTGACATTGAAGACAATATCCAAGATGTAAATGGAACTCCTATTGATGTGGGTATGCTTAAAAAGCAACTCATGGAAGACTTCAAGAAAGACAAGATTAGAAAGTCTATTGACCAAATTGAATTGATGGCTGAAATCTACGGAACAGGCATTGGAGAAGTTGTTGTTAATACTGAGAAAGAGTATGTCCCTGCAACTCAACCGATTGCTGGTCAACAAGGACAAGCCGCTATCGGTGTAATGGAAAGAGATAGGATTTCTGTCAAGATTAATCCCATTAATCCTAAGAATTTCATATTTGACCCTAATGGGACAAGTATTGAAGACTGTATGGGCGTGGCTATCGAAACTTTTGTATCAATCCACAAGGTTGTGGCTGGCATTGAGTCAGGAATGTATCGCAAGGTTGATATTGGCTCGACTCCTGATGACGAAGATTTAGAAGCAACCCAAGAGATTAGTCAGTTTAAAGACCAAAAAGTTAAACTAATGAAGTATTTTGGGCTTGTCCCCCGTGAATACTTGGACAACCTAGAAGACAACAAAGATGTTGCCGACTTATTCCCCGAAGATTCACAAGCAGATGACTATTCTGACCTTGTAGAGGCAATTATTGTCATTGGTAACGACAATCTGTTACTCAAGGCTGAAGAAAATCCTTACATGATGAAGGATAGACCGATTCTGTCCTATCAAGATGATACTGTTCCTAATAGACTGCTTGGCAGAGGCACAGTTGAGAAAGCATACAATATGCAAAAGGCTATGGATGCTCAAATTCGTAGTCATTTAGATTCTCTTGCGTTGACCACTTCACCTATGATTGCAATGGATGCGACAAGGCTCCCAAGAGGTGCAAAATTTGAGGTGAAACCCGGAAAAGCCATTATGACCAATGGTGCTCCTAGTGAAATTCTGTATCCTTTTAAGTTTGGACAGACAGATGGAAACAATCTTGCAACTTCTAAAGAGTTTGAGAGAATGTTACTTCAAGCTACGGGTACGCTTGACTCAAATGGGATGGTATCTCAAGTCAGTCGTGATGCTGGTCAAGGCGGTATGTCGATGGCGGTGGCTTCTATTATTAAGAAGTACAAACGCACTTTGGTCAACTTTCAAGAAGATTTTTTAATTCCGTTTATCAAAAAAGCGGCCTTCCGCTATATGCAGTTTGACCCCAACAGATACCCTTCTGTTGACATGAACTTCATTCCAACTGCAACCCTTGGAATTATTGCTAGAGAGTACGAACAACAGCAATTTATTGCGTTGTTACAGACCCTCGGTCCAAATACTCCTGTGTTGCCATTGATACTCAAAGGTATTTTGGCTAATTCATCAATGACTAACCGCTATGAGATGATGGCGGCATTGGATGAGATGAGTAAACCTGACCCACAGGCTCAACAGATGCAACAAGCTCAACAACAGTTGGCAATGCAAGCGGCACAGGCTCAAATTGCTGTACAAACTACTCAAGCAGAGCAAAATAGAGCAGAAGCCACTAAATTGATGACTGAAGTTCAGATGATGCCAATGGAAATACAAGCCAAAGCAATGGCAGCAAACACTAAGAACTTGCCCAACCAAGATGACTTGGCTTCCCGTGAGTTTGACAAACGAGTTAAGATTGCAGACTTGATGCTGAAAGAAGCAGACATCAAGAACAAATCTAAAATTGTTGAACTACAAATGGCAGATAAAGTTAATGCTCAATCCAAGGTGAAACAAGATTTCTTGACTAAACTTACCGATGGACTAAAGCAAAATGGCTAACATCAAAGACCTCATTCAAAGCATTGAGGCGGCAGACTCATCCTTTGATGAGAAGTTAGCCGCTATCAATCAGATGGAGGAAACTCTTGTTGCGATGAGAGCACAAGAGGAGCAAGCAGTTCAAGACAATGTAGACCTGATTGTTGAAGCCATCAAAGTGATGGAAAAGAAGGTTTCTGAGCAACTAGAAGTTGCCAAATCCATTGTTCCTGAAAAGGGTGACAAAGGTGACAAGGGCGATAAAGGACTAGATGGTAAAGCAGGTCAAAATGGTCGTGATGGTCGTGACGGCATTAATGGGAAAGATGGAGTAGATGGGTCTGATGGGGTATCTGTAACAGATGCTCACATTGATTTTGATGGTTCACTCGTTATTACCTTGTCCACAGGAAAAGAATTAAATGTGGGTGAGGTTGTTGCCCCTGAGTTGGCTGAAAAGATTAAGTTAGTGACTTCAGGTGGTGCAGGTACTGTACTTCCTGCTCAAACTGGCAATGCTAATAAGTATCTAAAGACTGATGGAACTAATTTATCTTGGTCAACTGTAACTGGTGGTGGTTCAGGAACTGTTACAAGCGTTGCAGCTTCTGTTCCAACGGGTTTGACAGTTAGTGGCTCTCCAATAACTACAAACGGAACTTTGGCTATTGGTTATACGGCTGGTTACGCAATACCTACAACTTCTAGTCAAAGTAATTGGGATACTGCTTACACAGACAGATTAAAGTGGGATGGTGGTGCAACTGGATTGGTTGCGGCAACGGGTCGAACTTCTTTAGGTTTAATTATTGGTACTGATGTACTTGCACCAACAGGTTCAGCCGCATCACTTACATCGTTTCCTACATTAAATCAAAACACAACGGGTTCAGCCGCAACTCTTACAACTGGCAGAACAATAGCAGTTACGGGAGATTTGGCATACACAAGCCCAAGTTTTGATGGCTCGGCAAATGTGACTGCCGCAGGCACATTGGCAACTGTAAACACCAATGTTGGTTCATTTACAAATGCAACTCTTACAGTTAACGGCAAAGGTTTAATAACTGCCGCATCAAGTGGAACAGCACCAGTTACCGATGTAACTGCAACAAGTCCTGTTGCATCCACAGGTGGTGCAACACCAGTTATATCTATGCCTGCCGCTACTACTTCTGTAAGCGGTTACTTAACTTCTACTGACTGGACTACGTTTAATAACAAGGGTAGCGGGACTGTAACATCCGTAGGCGGCACAGGAACAGTTAACGGCATCACGCTCACAGGCACAGTCACATCAAGTGGTAATCTGACTCTTGGCGGTACATTAGCAAACGTCAGCCTTGCAACACAAGTAACAGGAAATTTGCCCGTAACCAACCTTAATAGTGGTACAAGTGCTTCGGCTACAACATTTTGGAGAGGTGATGGCAGTTGGGCAACTCCAGCAGGGTCAGGAACAGTAACAAGCGTAGCGGCAACAGTACCTTCGCTTTTATCTATTAGTGGCTCACCTATAACATCATCAGGAACTCTAGCTATTACATATAGCGGAACTGCTTTGCCAATTTTAAATGGCGGTACAGGTCAAACAACGGCAGGTGCGGCTTTTAACGCTTTGTCTCCAATAACAACAACAGGCGATTTGATTATTGGAAACGGAACTAATAGTGCAACTAGGCTTGCTATTGGTGCAAGCACTTATGTTTTAACATCTAACGGAACTACGGCTACATGGGCGGCGGCAAGTGGTGGGGGTAGTGGATTAACACAACCCGAAGTTTTAAAAAGAGTTAGTTTGCGTCTATGATTATTGATTCAACCCAAACGCTTGAAATTTTGCTTGGTGGCGCAGTTGCTACTAATCAATCACCCGTTACTGTGGATTATGTTGAGTTTTCAGCAACAACAACAACACCTGCATTAAATGCAACAACTACTAATTCAACAACTGTTGTAACAATTCTTTCTGCACCAGCCGCAAGTACACAACGCAAAGTAAACAATATCACGATATACAACGCTGATACCACTACGATTGTGGTAACTGTTCAGTTCAATGTATCGGGTACAAAGTACGAAACAATTAAATCTATCTCTGTTCTTAGGGGACAAACACTTCAATACACAGACCAAAATGGTTGGGGGATTGTTGGAGTATCGGGTGGTATCGCTGATTTAAGAGCAGGATGGGTTCAAGATTTTAATGCTAATGGCACTTGGTATAAGCCCGGAAACTGTCGTTTCTTCCTTGTTGAAGTTTCAGGCGGTGGCGGAGGCGGTGGTGGCGGTCAAGGCGCAGTAAATGGTGCAATTCTTCAAGGCGGTGGCGGTGGCGGTGGAGGTAAACGCACTCGTCAGTTATTCCTTGCTAAAGATTTACCATCTACTGTAACTGTTACTGTTGGCTCACAAACATCTGCCGCTAGTGGTGCTACTAGTGCCGCAGGTAGCAATGGTTCAGTTGGCAACAATTCATCTTTTGGTACTTATTTAATTGGATATGCTGGTGGTGGAGGAGCAGGTGGGCAGACTTTAGGGGCTGGAGGTGGTGGCGGTTCAGGTGCAGGGGCTACTTCTGCTGGTTCTTCTGCAACAAGTAATTCGGCAGTTGCTGGTGGAAACGCATTTGCCAGTTCTGCTACTTTCTCACCTTATTCCGATAGTCGAGGGGCAGGTAGCGGTAGCCCCGGATTTCCTTCGTTTTTAGGAGGCGCAAGCGGAACACCATCTTCGACAATTGGGTTGAATGGTTCTGTTTCTTACGGCTCATGGTTTAGTGGTGGTGGAGGAGCATCAGGTGCTGGTGTAACTTCCGCAGGTGCGGCATCTGCTGGTGGAGCAGGCGGTACTAATGGCGCATTAGGAGCAATAACATCAGGTGGTGGTGCGGCTGGAGGTATAATTGTTGGTGGAGCAGGTGGTGAAGGTTTAGCAGTTGCTGGTTGGGCTGGTGGAGGAGGCGGCGGAGGTGCTTCTAGTTCTACTGCTTCTGCGACAGGTGGCGCAGGTGGAGATGGCGGTTACCCATGTGGAGGCGGTGGCGGTGGTGGAGCAGGCGGTAATGCGGTAGCAGGAAGTGGTGCAGGCGGTAAAGGTGCGGCAGGTCAAGTCAGAGTGTGGGGCTGGTAATGATACTTAACACAACAACACAAACACTTGAAATTTTGTTAGGCTCGGCAGTAGCGGCTAATCAATGTCCAGTTACTGTTGACTATGTTGCTTTTGATGCAACGACAACTACTCCATCTGTTCAACTAAGTAATACAAATTCTACAACTGCGGTCACAATTCTTTCTGCGCCTGCTTCTAGTACGCAATACAAAATTAACGGCATTACTGTTGCCAATAAAGATACTTCACCCATAACAGTAACAATTCAGATTAACGACAATTCTGTTATTTACGGAGTTGCTCAATCAATGGTTCTTGCTGTTGGCTCAACTTTGCAATTCACAGATACTAGAGGTTGGTTTGTAATCAACGCATCGGGTCAGATTCTTTCTGCTCAAGGTTCTGCTTATTCTGATGTACAAATATTTACTGCTAACGGCACTTGGACTAAACCCAGTTTTGTTTCTTTGGCTTATGTTGAAGTAACTGGTGGTGGTGGAAGTGGTGGTGGCGCAGAAGGTCGTGCGGTTGGCAATCTCCGTTCAGGAGCTGGTGCTGGTGCTGGTGGAAATAAATTAACTGCACTTTACCAAATATCAGATTTAGCAAGTAGTGTAACTGTTACTGTTGGCGCAACCGCTACTGGTGGTAGTGGTGGTACATCTGCCGCAGGCTCAAATGGTACTCAAGGCAACAATTCATCTTTTGGCGCAATTTTTTATGGGTATGCTGGTGGCGGAGGTGCGGCTTCAAACACAGGTGCAGGTGGAGGTGGTGGCGGCGGAGGTGGTACATCTGCTGGTGCATCTGCTACTACAAGTGCGGCGGCTCTTGGTGGTTCTGCATTTCTTGCTAGTGTTGCATTAACTTTATATGCAACAAATACTGGAGGTTCAGGCGTAGCGGCTGGCACTACAACAGTAGCGGGCAATTCATCATATTTGGGCGGCGGAGGAGGAGGAGGCGGCTCTACATCCACAGTAGCAGGAAACTCAGGTGGCAGTTCATATTATTCTGCGGCTGGAGGTGGTGGTGGAGGTGGTATTAATGCCGCATCACCGGGAACTGCTCAAGCAGGTGGTGCAGGTGGTTCTACTGGTGGCTCTGCAACTGCGGCTGGTGGTGGTGGTGCAGGTGGTGCGGCAACTGGTGTGGCAGGAACTGCTGGAACAACAGGCTCATCCATTGCTTGCGGAACAGGTGGTGGGGGAGGTGGAGCAAGTAACTCGACCACAGGCGGTGCAGGTGGTGCGGGAGGATTTCCCGGAGGCGGTGGTGGTGGCGGAGGTGGTGGTACATCCACAGGTGGTGCTGGTGGCAATGGTGCGGCTGGTCGTGTAGTAGTCTACTGTTGGTAAAAATATGATACTTGATACAACAACTCGAAAACTTCAAATCTTGCTTGGCGCAACAGTCAATGCAAACCAATTACCCGTAACTGTTGACTATGTAGATTTCACATCAACAACGACAACTCCTGCTGTTCAACTATCCACAACAAATAGTGCTACTGCGGTTGATATTCTTAGTGCTCCTGCGGCAAGTACACAAAGAAAAGTAAATTTAATCACAGTAGCCAACAAAGATACAGATTTTGTGAGTGTCACCATTCGTTTAAATGACAATGCAACTTTATACAACTATGTGGCATCAATGGCACTTGCGCCTAACAGTACATTGCAATTCACAGATACAAGGGGTTGGTCAATTATTGATTCCAATGGTAATGTGTTAATTGCTCCTACTGCGGTAACTGATATTCAAGTATTTACGGCTAATGGAATATGGACTCGACCTACTGGTGTAACTTACACATCTGTTGACTGTACAGGCGGTGGAGGCGGTGGAGGCGGTGGAACAGGTGCGGCGGCAGGAACTGTAAGACCCGGAGGCGGAGGTGCAGGGGGAGGTTTACGTTTAGTAATGCAATTTTTGTCTGCTGAATTAACTCCTTTTGTTGGTGTTACTGTTGCGTCATCTCAACCCGGAGGGGGTGGTGGAACTTCTGCTGTTGGTGTAGCGGGATTGGTAGGAAGCACATCACGTTTTGGCAACTTCTTAGTTGCTTATGGTGGAGGTGGAGGTGGTGTTTCTGCAACTATTGGCGGTGGTGGAGGTGGCGGTGCAGGGGGAAGTGCTAATGGTTCTCCAGCAACGACTTCAACAGGTACATCAGGAGGTCTTTGTGCAACTGTAGCAGTATCATTAGCAACAGCATCTGATGACCATAGAGGCGGAGGTGGTTCATCAGCGGGAACGACTCCCGGTGGAACTGGTTCATCATATTTAGGTGGCGGAGGTGGTGGCGGTGCATCAACTTCAACCAATGCAGGTGCGGCTGGAGGTTCTTCATATTTCTCTGCGGCAGGCGGAGGCGGAGGCGGGGGTATTGATGCAGCAACTCCGGGTACTTCACAACTTGGTGGAGCAGGAGGCTTAACAGGTGGTGCGGCTACTACAGCAGGTGGTGGTGCGGCAAGTGCGGCAATAAATACAGGAACTGCATCAGCAAATGGTGCGGCAGGAGATTCAACCAAAGCAGGAGGCGGAGGAGCAGGCGGTGCGGCTAATAACGCAGGAACTGGCTCTAAAGGTGGTGATGGTGGAACTCCGGGCGGAGGTGGTGCTGGTGGGGGTGGAGGCACTCTTATTGGTGGTCGTGGTGGTGTAGGAGCACAAGGAAAGGTAGTGGTAACTTCATGGTAATACGATACGCAATGGTTAAAAATGGTGTGGTTGAGAATGTTTCTTTATGGGATGGAGACACAAATAAGTGGCAACCCCCTGAAGGAATAACTTGTATTCCTGCACCTGATGAAATAGGAATTGGTTGGACATGGGATGGGTCTAATTGGACTGCTCCTGTTATTCCTGAACCGCCAGCAGAAGAACCGTAAAATTAATTGCTTAAAACACAAAAACACAGTAAAGTCAACATATTATGGCAAAATCACCAGCATGGCAGCGTAAGGAAGGCAAGTCTGACAAGGGCGGTTTAAACGCCAAGGGACGGGCTTCCTATAACGCAGCTAATCCGGGCAAGCCGGGGCTAAAGGCTCCGCAGCCAGAGGGTGGTTCACGCAAAGATTCATTCTGTGCCAGAATGTCAGGGATGAAAAAGAAGTTAACTTCTGCCAAAACAGCAAATGACCCCGATTCACGTATTAACAAAAGCCTACGGGCTTGGAATTGCGCTGATG